GCTCGCAATAGTCTGTAGACGCGGAGTTGCTCTGGCGAGAGCCGGGCCAAGTCAGGGTTTTTGCGCGCCCAGGCCCTCTTGGCGGCCTCGGACATGCGCCGCCGCACCTCCGGGTCGGCAAGGGCCCTCTTGCTGGCCTCGGACATGCGCCGCCGCACCTCCGGGTCGGCAAGGGCCCTCTTGCGGCCCTCGGACGTGCGCCGCCGCATCTCCGGGTCGGCCCAGGCCCTCTTGCTGGCCTCGGACATGCGCCGCCGCACCTCCGGGTCGGCCCAGGCCCTCTTGATGGCCTCGGACGTGCGCCGCCGCACCTCCGGGTCGGCCCAGGCCCTCTTGCGGCCCTCGGACGTGCGCCGCCGCACCTCCGGGTCGGCCCAGGCCCTCTTGCTGGCCTCGGCCTGGCGCCGCCGCACCTCCGGGTCGGCCAGGGCCCTCTTGCTGGCCTCGGACATGCGCCGCCGCACCTCCGGGTCGGCCCAGGCCCTCTTGCTGGCCTCGGACATGCGCCGCCGCACCTCCGGGTCGGCAAGGGCCCTCTTGCGGCCCTCGGACATGCGCCGCCGCACCTCCGGATCGGCCCAGGCCCTCTTCATGGCCTCGGACATGCGCCGCCGCGCCTCTGGGTTGGCAAGGGCCTTCTTCATGGCTTTTGTGTCGCGCGAGCCGAGGGTTCTGCGACGTGGTAGCCGTGCCCGGTATCATCGCGACGCCATTCCCGCGACCGATTGATCTGCATTTTGCGGTCGATCTCGTCGTGCAGATCGACACTTAGCCGCGCGGCCAGCCGGTAGAGCACGATCACAATATCGGCGATTTCTTCTGCGGCTTTCGGATGATTGTCATCCTCCGTCAGCACGCGCAGCAGCTCGGCCATTTCCTCATTCGCCCGTGCCGCGATGCGGGCATTGCTGATGGGCGGGCCAAAGACAGAATCGGCCCATGCCGATATCAGCCATTGACTTTCTCTCATTCCACTTTCTCCCGTTCCAGCCGCTTCTGAAATGCTGCGGCGGCCTGCGGCGCGGTGCGCACGAGGTAGTGTTCGATGGTCTTGTTGACCGTTTCCAGCCGGTGGCCGGTGATCGCGGCAATCTCGGCGATCGTCGCGCCGGCTTCGGCCAGGCGAACGACGGCGGTATGCCGCAGGTGCATGAACCAGAGATCGCGCGTCGGCATGGTGAAGGCGTCGGCAGCAGCGGGATCGGCGTTCCGGGGGACGTAATCGACCGCGAAGCGCGGCGTCTCGGCGGCGAGGGCGGTGCGGATCGCGGCGAATTCGTGGCGAAAATGATCGGCGCCCCACGGCTTTCCCGTCGTCTCGCATAACAGCAGCGAGAGGCCGCTGCAGCCGCGTTCGGCCTGGCGCGCCAGCTCGGCCTCGATGCGTGCGACGAGCGGCGGCACCGAGGCGATCGGCAGCGCGACGCGCGCGCGCGTCTTGCGCTGGTGGATGACCAGACCGCGCGGATCGAGCAGATTGCGCGGCAGCGCCAGCAGATCGGCCTCGCGCTGTCCCAGCCACTCGTTGAGCAGAACCGCCGTGCCGATCGAATGGCGGTCCATCCGGTCCGCCGCCGCAACAAACGCTGTGACCGCCTCGCGCGGCCAGATGCGCCCGGTTTTTTCGAGTCCAATCAGCCCGAGCTTCTCGGCTGGGTTGTCGTGCCGCCATCCTTGCCGGGTCGCGTGCGCGAACAGCAGCCTGGCGACTCGCATCACTGCATTGGCCTGAGCCGGGGTGCGCGGATACAGATCCTCGTATAATCTGACAAGGCGCGCCTTGTTCATCGCCCGCAGCGGCTCCGCACCGCACCAGCCCTCGATGATCCGCAGCATGTTGCTGTACTCATAGCGCGTCTTGGGCGCTAGCGCCCGGTAGTGCCGGCCGGCCTTGTAGTCGGCAATCAGCGCAGCGACGGTGCGCTCAGCAACCGGGGTCGGCTTTGGTGCCTGCGCCGCGCCGGCTTCCATCCTTCCCTGGCGCCAGCGGTCCAGCTCGGCGTTGAGCTTCTGGGCGGCGGCGATCGCCGCGGCCTCGATATGCTCCGGATCGACCAGATCGCGCCAGGTATCGGGCACGCGCCGCGGCCGGAACCCGGCCTCACGCAATCCCCTCGATGGCTGCCAGAAATAGCGCGGCAGCCTGCCCTCGGGGCCATCACGCCTGATCAGATATCGCACCCGCATCGTTGCCACATCTCTTCTCCCCTCATCAATCGGGCCGCAGCGCTCATGCCGTGAGACCGGCCGGGTCGTCGCGCAGCAGCGCGACCCATTCGTCGATCTGCTCGCAGGTCAGCATGAATTGCGAGGCGGGAAGGCGCGTGATGACGCAGGCCGCAAAACCCTCGCACAGCGCCAGCGCCTCGCGATCGTCATCGAGATGATCGGCGAGGATCGCCAGCGCGAGCTGCTTGCCGCCGGCGCAGGCGCGCCCCCATGAGAAGCCATGTGAGTACAGCCGCAGAGCAGTCCTCGGCTCGAGCGGCAGGCGGCGAGCATAGATATGCCTCTGGACGAGGACCGTGCTCTCGCCGAATGCGCGGATGCCAATATAGGTTGTCATTCTGCCCTCCTCTCCGGCCTCTGCGCCTCGCGCAGAGCCTCGTCATGCCCGCATCCCTTGGCGCGCAACAATCTGTAGACACGGAGTTGCTCTGGCGAGAGCCGGGCCAAGTCAGGGTTTTTGCGCGCCCAGGCCCTCTTCATGGCCTCGGACGTACGCCGCCGCACCTCCGGGTCGGCCCAGGCCCTCTTGCGGCCCTCGGACATGCGGCGCCGCGCCTCCGGGTCGGCCCAGGCCCTCTTGCGGCCCTCGGACATGCGGCGCCGCGCCTCCGGGTCGGCCCAGGCCCTCTTGGCGGCCTCGGACAGGCGCCGCCGCACCTCCGGGTCGGCCAGGGCCTTCTTGCGGGCCTCGGACATGCGCCGGCGTGTTTCTGGCGAGCGCTTGCCAGCATACGCTGTCACGGCGTGTTCTCCCGTGGGGATTCTGGAGCGATGCGGTGATCCCGCTCGAATGCCTGGATGTCCGTCAGCCGGTATCTCACGCGCCGGCGGCCAAGCTTGATGTACGTCGGCCCCTTGTTCCGCCATCGCCAGTTTTCCAGGGTCCGAGGACTGATCCCCCAGCGCGCGGCCAGCTCGCGCTGGCTAAGATAGATCACATTGTTAGTCATGTTTGGCATGCTGGCGTCGGCAAATGATCGCATCACGATCAATCTCCTCCCAATACTCGACATCATTGAGTCGATACATGATCCGCCCCCGGACCAAAAAACGCGGCGGACCGGCGCCGCGCCTGCTCATTCTGTATAACGTAGACAATGACATTCCCCACCTCTCGGACAACTCCCTTGCTGCGAGATAGCTCGCGCCTTCGCTCAATTTCTCCTCCCCATACTTGGGGAGGCTGCTATATACCGGCATACGCGACGCATCGCAAGTGACTGCTACATGAAAAATCATCACTATGATGCGATCGATAATGCGGTCTGCGCATCGTGGCGTCAGGCCGGCAACACTCTCAGATCGACAAATCGGGGCTTGACGCGGCTCGTCTAATTATGATCAGGATACGGTATGAGATTCGTCGATTGGGTCAGATCGGAAGGTTGGAGCTGGAGCCGGGCGGCGGTCGAGATCGGCGTCGCCAACTCCACGGTCGCGCGCCGTTTCGCGCAGGGTACTGTGCCGCGGAAAGCGACGATGCAGCGGATTTATCTGCGCAGCGGCGGGCGGGTCACGCCGAACGATTTTTATGAGCTTCCGGCGCCAGCGGCCGCCGCCGCTGCCAACGAAGCAGAGCCAGGGAGGGCCGCTTGATGGCGTGGCGCGTTCCCGCAGACGGGAATGAACCGCTGCGCCCAGCGAATTCGGCCGGGCGGTCCGGCGGCAGGCAGCGGGGGGCTGTTCGTCGCCGGGGAGATAGCGCCGCCCGGCCGAATGCCATGTGTCATGCCGGACATGAGCCGGCACAGGGGAGGGCGTGTAATGCGAGGTGGCAATGATGGGATCTATGACGACGATCTGGCGCCGTCGCGCGGCCTGTATTTCAGCGCGGCGATCGGCTGGCTGATCTGGGCCGCGCTGATCTACGTCGCGCTGCTGGTGCTGCCGTGATCTCGTCATACCGTCTTCGCCCGCGCGAGCTGGCCGCGCGCTGGGGGATCAGTACTCAGACGCTGGAGCGATGGCGGCGGCTGAACAAGGGGCCGACGTACATCAAGCTTAACCCTCGGCGGGTGGTGTACCGGATGACGGACATCCAGGCATTCGAGCGGGAGAACTGCATCGGGGCGGCATCGCGGCAGCAAGAGCACTGCGAGACGCGGGTGCCGCCGCCGCAGGACAGGGACGCGCAGATCGCCCAGTTTATCGCCGAGCGCGGCGTCAGGAAATTGCCGACGCGGTTTCTCGTGGCATCACAGGCAGCATTGAAATGACCGCGCCGCCGCGCCGTCCCGATCTCGTGCCGATCAGCGATATCGTCGCCGGTCTCGCGGCCGATATCGAGGCGCTGTGCCGTGAATTGCTGCCGCAGGGACGCATATCGGGCGGCGCGGAATGGGTGGTCGCCGGCAAGGACAGCCCGTTCGGCTGTTCGGTGTCGGTGCATCTGCGCGCCCCCAAAAAGGGCATCTGGAAGGCGTGGGCCGCCGTCAATTGCGGCGGTGATGCGCTCGACCTGGTGGCTCACGTCGCTTGCCGCGGCGACATGCGAGAGGCGATCCGCTGGGCGCGCGACTGGCTGGGACACCAGCCGGTGCCGGTTCCCGCTGAACGCGAGCGTCGCGCACGCGAGGCGAAGAGCCAGGCCGCCATCGAGGAGAAGCGGCGCAGCAATGCCGCGCTGGCTATGTGGCTGCACGCACAGCCGAGCCTCAAAGGCACCCCGGCCGAGCTGTATCTGCGCAATCGCGGCATCGATATCTCCCGGATAGGGCGGCAGCCGCGCGCGCTGCGCTACCATCCGGCGCTATACGACGACGGCCAGACCGGCAGGCATTGGCCGGCGATCGTCGCGCTGCTGAGCAACGGCGGCGGCGCGGCGGTGCACCGCATATGGCTGACCCCGGATGGACACAAGGCGCCGATCGCCAATCCGAAGCGCAGTTACGGGCCGAAGCGCGGCGGGATCATCCCGCTGTGGCGCGGACATACCCAGAAATCGATGCGTGACGCCGAACCCGGCTCCTCGGTGTGGATCAGCGAGGGGATCGAGGATGGATTGTCGATCGCGATCATGACCGGCGGCACCGAACGCGTCATCGCCGCAGTCGATCTCTCCAATATGGGCGCGGTGCGGCTGCCGCCGGCCATCGGGACCGTCATCATCGTCGCGCAGAATGACCAGTGGTGGCACATGCGCCAGGGCCAGCCGCACGGTGCGGCGCTGGGCCTCGACCGGGCGATCCGGCATTTCGAGGCCGAGGGCCGGCAGGTGCGCGTGTGGCGGCCCAACCGGGCCGATTGCAAGGACGCCAATGATCTGCTGCGCATGACATGCAGCGAGGAGAGGGTGGCGTGAACATGGCGGCAACCGAGATTATCGCCGCTGCCGGCCGGCTGGCGCGCGCGCTGGCGGACATACGCCGCGAACGGATGCGGCAGCTCGCCGAAGAAAGCCACGCGGCGCGCGACGACGAGCATATCCATGGCGAGCTGGCGCGGGCTGCGGCGAGCCATGCGCTCCTGGCGGTACGCGACCTGTTCCCGGCCGACACCCCGAACCACGCGCTGTATGCTCATCGCGCAGCGCTGCTGTGGCCGTTCGGGAGGCAGGGCCTTCCGAGCACGACCCCACGCCAGCACCTCGTCATCGCCGCGGCGCTTCTAGCCGCCGAGATCGAGCGGCTCGACGGGATGGCGCCGGCGGCCGGCGTCGCGCGCGGAGGACGACACAGCATGATGGAATGGTCCCGATAGAATCGGCACCGCGAGATGGCAGCCTCGTCCTTCTGCCGGTTCTGGGAGTACGATCATTTCACTGACGGGAGGGGTGCGTAAAATGGATGCCACTACCGCTCGCGCCGGCGGACCCGTTCTGATGCTTTGGGCCAACATGGCCAAATTGGCCAACATGGCCAAATTTGCGGCATTGCCGGCCAAGGTGGCGGCTCCGTTCCGATGAGCGCCAAGATCATTACCATCGCCGACACGATGCCGGTGGCGCCGTCGCTGGTCGACTATGACGGCGATCGGCGCAAGGGCGGCGGCGGCGACGGCGGGCTGCCAAAGGATTGTCCGGTGCGGCCGCTCGGCATGAGCGCCGACGGCAAGCTGTTTTTTTATCTCGACCCTGGGGGTCGGTTGCAAATATTGACCCAAAAGGATCATAGCCGGCTCGGAATACTCGCGCTGTTCAATGAGCGGTTCAACATCCTGATGGAATACTGGCCGCGCATGTCGAAAGTAACCGACAAGGAAAGCGGCGTTTCAGAATTCCAGGTGACAGGATGGAAGCCGGAGCGGGCGGCCGAGGAGCTGATCGCGGCATGCGGCCGGCGAGGCACGGTCAACCCGGTCGATAAGGTGCGCGGTCGTGGCGCGTGGCGCAGCCGCGACGGCGAGCTCGTGCTGCATTGCGGTGAGCGCGTGCTGATTGCGAATCGCTGGCACCGCCCCGGCGATATCGACGGATATATCTATCCCCAGAATGCCCTGACCCCGCTCCCGTCCGAGCAATTCGTTCCAGGAGGATCGCAGGGGCCGGCGGAATGGGTGCTGTCGCTGTTCCGCACCTGGAATTGGCAGCGCCCGGAAGTCGATCCGCATCTGCTGCTCGGGATGCTCGGGGCGATGAAAGTGGGCGGCGCGTTGCCGTGGCGGCCGGTGACGTGGATCACTGGCGAGTTCGGCGCGGGCAAATCGACGCTGATGAGTTATGTGGCGGCGCTATGCGGCGAGGGTGGATACCACCGAGCGGCCGAGGCGACCGCGGCCGGGATCTGGCAGACCGTGCGCGAGTCGACGCTGCCGGTGATCCTGGATGAGCAGGAGCCAGAGACAGACACCCGCAGATCGGGGGCGATGCTGCGCCTCGCGCGGATCGCCAGCTCTGGCGACGTGGTCTATCGCGGCGGCGACAATCACAGCGCGATTCGATTTGTGATCCAGTGCTGTTTCCTGTTCGGATCGATCCTGGTCCCTCCTCTGACTCCACAGGATCGCAGCCGCATCTCGGTATTGCAGCTCGACATGTTGCAGGGCATCAAGCCGCCCGACGCGCCCGCCGCCAGGCTCAAGGCTGCTGGTGAGGCATTGACCAGGCGGCTGGTCGATGGCTGGCATAGGCTCGATGACGTATTCGGTGCCTACCGCAACGCGCTGATCGATCACGGCCACTCGAGCCGGTCGGCCGACCAGTCCGGCGTGCTGCTGGCGTGCGCGCATCTGCTGCTCTACGACGACCTGGCGCCGGATGCTGACAGCCTCGAGTGGTGGTGCGAGCAGCTGCCGCCAGACCGTGAGACGCGGCGGGACTGGCAAAACTGTATCGACTGGCTGATGACGCAGCCGATCGAACCATACCGCGGCGGCGGGCGCAAAACGGTCGCGCAGTGGATAGAGCAGGCGTGCAGCGACGACCAGTGCGAGCCACACGAGGCGAACAAGGCGCTCGGCACCTATGGGCTGCTGATCGAGCGCGAGATCGTGCCAGGCACCATGGAGCCGCTGCACTGGCTTTATGTCGCGAATACCCACCAGGGGCTGTCGCAGCTATTCCATGGGTCGCACTGGATCGGCTCGGCAGGAGCGTCGAATCCGTGGGTGCAGGCATTGCAGCGGCTTGCCGAGAGCCAGGGCGTCGTCGCGTTCCGGGCATGGCGGCGATTCGCCGGCTACGGGTCGCGATGCACCAGGCTGAGCGCAACCGAGCTGCTGCGCGACCGCGGCGGCCTCGATGCAGGCAGCCTCGAGCGCGCCGGCGGAACTCGCGAATAATTCCGATCTGCTAGCGCTGCAGCGGCCTGTTCCGATGTGCCGGCTACCCTGGTAGCCGGAACATCCTCAATCTCGCCAGCGGCCTCCGCATGGCTTCTTTGCGGCATCGCCGCGCTCGCGATGCCGCTTGTCCCTGGCGATCTCGTCAGATTCGCCGGTCTACATCGAGACCGCCGCCGCCGCCGCGCAGCAGCTCGGTTGCGCTTCCAGTTTGGACTGATCGATCATGAATCCAGCTGCCGCTCCGTCGCAAGCAATGCGTGCGATACAGCACTTCGACAATTTCGCAAAACGCTTCGAACGGCAAGCTCGATATGTTGTTTATTGATACCGTTCTATCGGCGTTAATTATCCCGCTCATGTATGGATTCATGCGGGTTTGTACGAAACTAGCAGACTCTTCGCTGGCAGTAATCTTAAGTTCTGGAAATTCTGCCCTCATTAGTTGCACCATTTCCGCCAACCTGGAACGATAACCCTGTCTTTCTTCCGCATACTTACGGATGGCTGCGATTGGTTCAGCCGCTGCCGGCAATAGACGGCGGTTTATATCAGCCACAATCGAGCTAATCGGCCGGTTTGTATTGACGCTTATAGATGGTAATTTGTACTGATGACCATATCCCGGGTATAAATCATTGGGGATTCCAGCCAACCCTAATGATAGCTCCACCTTGCCGGATTTAGCCGCCGCGCCGTATCCCTGCCAATATACGGATATTTCCAGCCAGTCCGGCAGCACAACGGTAGCTCGATTATCGTATTCTTCGCCTATACGTCGAACCGTTGCACCCATCGCTTTAGCAAGGTCCTCAACGAATCGCAGACGGTCAAACATTGCTTCGTCGCGACCGTACTTGTCTTTCGTTACTGTTACGTACGCCATTTTACAGACTCCCCTAGATAGGAACTTGAATCCGGTTGCCGTTCACACGACTACGTTGTCAGTCGCAACCAGTATTCGTCATGTCATGTCGTAGATATAAGCCTTTCCTGCGATCTCGGTATCATCTGATATGTGTACTGTACCACGGATTACAGCCTCCCCACGTACGCGTGCGCGACTGTGGACGGAAACAGAATCCGATATGCGAACCTTTCCCGAGACGCGAGCCCGGCCGCTGATTTCAGCCTCGTTGTATATTCTCGCATCGTTGCAGACACGAGACTGGTCATATGCCTTAGCCTCGTCGTAGATCCAGCACATACCGCTATGCGAGAGATTAGCTTCTGATTCGAGCCAGCCGCCAAGATCGCCAGCCTTGACGTCACCAAATGATCGGAGTGCCTGAATGCGATGCAGCGTCCGATCAAAGTGACGCATCGTTTCGCCAGTGAATTTGTACTTACGTTTGGTCATTTCTCGTTCTCCCCACATACACCGCGCTTCGCTGAGTGAATGCCTTATAGCTTATTACTCGCGAAGCGGCGCGGTCGGGTCGGTCTGCATCGAGGCCTCAGTCGACGCTCCCGATGCCGAGGGCGGCGACCCCGTACTCGGTCATCACGAGTGTTACGACGTAGCCATCTTCGGTCTTGCGCCAGACAGGTTCGCCGAGCGCGACGATGGCATCAATCTCTTCGAGCAGACCCTGCTCGAGAAGCGAAGCAATCACCTTCTGCGCGGCGGCGCCCTCGAGTCCCTTCGGGAGCGGCAGCGCCATCATGCTCCAGCACTGCGCAGCGGTCGTGAGAACGAGTCTCTCTATGTCGGAGAGTTTGGCCATGGTGCAATCCGCCTTTTGGTGGTCACGTCGATCAATCCATCGACGCTCTGCAATGTACTGCCATTCGCGGCGCCGCGCAATAGTTTTCTTCGTGAAACTTTGTCATGATGCTTCTGGCAACAATGCAGAATATGCATCATGATGCGGGGGCTTGCGCCGATCGCCGACTGGGGCGATCATGCGCGGGGATTCCCGCCATGCGATCGCCGCCCGCCACCATCTGCCCCCGCACCCGATATGAGGTTGCTTGCAACGCCGCTGCAACGCTGCAACGCCGCTGCAACGCTGGCCGTTGCAGAAATTTTCTGCTGTGACAATGGGTTAGGGGTGGTGCAACGCTGCAACGGCAAAAATCTCCACCTAATGTGTGCGCGCCCGTGCGCGCGCGCGCGCATTGGTGCGGCAGCGTTGCAGCGTTGCAGCGTTGCAGGTGCTATATCTCCCTTTCCTATCAAAGGGATAGAGTGCAACGCCGCTGCAACGCTGCTGCAACGGCATAGAATACGCCGGAGTATGGGATGACGGATCGCGCGGCTGTGCAGATGGTGGCGGGCGCGGTGCGGGATGCGGTCGCCGAGCAGCTCGATGCCGACGAGCGGCAGCTCGGGCTGTTCGGCTCCCCAGCGACCGAGGCCGGGCGGGTCCTGCTCGGCGATCGGGGACGGCGCGGCCCGGGACGGCCGCCAGGGTCGCGAAACAAACGGGATGAGGTGACGGTCCGGCATCTGCTCCAGCGCTACCGGGACCCGCGCGCGGTGGCGCTGGAGCGGATCCAGATGCACCCGGCCGATCTGGCGGCGTGGCTGGGCTGCACTATCGCTGAGGCTGACGACAAGCAGCGGCTGTGGGCGGCGGCGGTGCTGCCGTTCATTGCGGCGCGGATCACGCCAGAGGTGCTGAACGACAATCGCCAGGTCGTACATCTGACGATCCACGAGGGACACTCCGACAGCCCGATAGGCGCCGGCGGCGCTGCCGCTGCGACAGTTGTGGAAAATGTGGAATATCAAGAGGTTAGCGAAGACGCCAAGGACCTACTCTGACGGTGTGGACTCTGACGGCCGGACTGATCGCCTGCATTTCTGCGGGCATCCCGAGGATGAAGCAACTAATCGGAAATCAGTTGTTTCACGATCGCGCCGCCGCCGCCGTGTCGGCGGTCTGCATCGAGGCCTCCGCCGGCGATGTGTCGGCGGTCTGCATCGAGGCCTCCGCCGCGCCGGCCGATCGGACCGAGTCCTCCGCCGTCGATCGCGCACCCCGGCCTGGCGCAGATGCCGAGCGATCCCGCCTGCCGGATGCTTGCCGGGAATCTGTTCGGGAGGGGGGGCACCCCGGTTTCGCGGGCCGCGCCTCATGACCGCCTGTCATGCCGTGCTTTTGGTCTGACCTGGGATTTTTGGGCCGGAACACGGATAACAAAAGATGAAAACACGGGTCCGGGTTTGACGGGATGAGCGGCGAGCTGCGAATCGATCTGACGTGGAAGTCTCCGGGGCCGGTGGCGGCAGCGTTCATGGCGTCGCGCGCGCGGGTGCAGATCCTCAACGGGCCGATCGGCTCGGGCAAGACGACGGCGGCTCTGATGAAGGGAGTCGCGATCGCGCACCGTCAGGTTCCGTCGCGACGCTACCGGGTCAAGGTCGATGGCGAATTCATGCCGGTGCGGCGGGTCAAGATGACCGTGATCCGCGACACCTATCGCCAGCTATGGCGATCGACGATCCCGTCGTGGTGGAAGCGGGTGCCGCAGGAGCTGGGCCAGTGGACCGGCGCGCTCAACGCTCCGGCCTCGCACAAGATCACGTTCGCGACCGGCGACGGCACCGCGATCGATCTGCATGTCGATTTCGCTGCGATCGGCGACATGGACGTGGAGGAGTTCATGCGCGGATACGAGCCGACCTTCTGGTATCTCAACGAGGTCGATCTGCTGGCGCAGGAGGTCATGGCGTTCGCGCTGGGCCGGGCCGGTCGGTTCCCCGACATGGCGGATGGCGGGCCGACATGGGCCGGCGTGCTCGCCGACTGCAACGCACCCGAATTCGAGAGCTGGCTATATCGCGAGGTTTTTCTGAAGACCCCGGCCGAACGTGCGGAGCTCGGCATCGATCTGTTCATCCAGCCGGGAGGGCGCGAGCCGGGCGCCGAGAATCTCGCCAATCTGCCGGAGGATTACTACAAGCCGAAGGCCGGGCAGGCCGACTGGTACATCGCCCGGATGGTGGACAACAAACCGGGATACAGCCGCGCCGGCAAGCCGATCTATCCCGAGTTCAACGATCGGATGCACATCGCGAATGCCGAGCTGGAACCGGCGCCAGGCCTGCCGCTGGGGATCGGGATCGACGGTGGCGGATCTCCGGCGGCGGTGTTCGGGCAGAGGCTGCCGTCGGGCAGATGGCTGATCCTCGACGAGCTGGTGACGGAGCACGGCACCGGGCCGATGCGGTTCGGCGATCTGCTGGCGCAGCGGCTCAGGGAGCGCTTCCAGATGGTCCCGAAGATTCAAGGCTGGGCCGATCCCTCGACGACCTATGGCGCCGACAGAAGGGCCGGCGAGAAGAACTGGAAGGAGATCGTCGAGAGCCGCACCCGGATCAGGATAGACCCGGCCCCGTCGAACAGCCCGGCGGTGCGCTGGGAAGCGGTGCGCAAGCCTCTGCAATTGCTGATCGACGGGGAACCTGCATTCCGGCTCAGCCCGCGCTGCCGAGTGCTGCGGGGCGGTTTCAATAACGGTTATCGCTATCGTCGGATGAATGTTCCCGGAGCGGAACGGTTCGATGAGCAGGCGGAAAAGAATGATTGGTCCCATCCCCATGATGCGCTGCAATATCTGTGTCTGGGGGCGGGCGAGTTCTACGAGGTTCTGGGTCGCGGCCGCGAGCGGATGAACGCGCGCCGCCAGACGCAGGCGATCGACATGGAGCACCCCTTCGGGGAGTTCCGCGGGGGCAGCCGGAGGCAGGAATATGCGATCAGCGAGTAATCGTCTCACGCCTGCGCAGCAATCCGACCTGGGCCGGATCGTGCGGGAGATGCGGGCGGCAGGGATGCGGTGGAAGCAGATCGAGCGCGAACTCGGGCTGTGCGAGCGGCATCTGCGCCGCATCGCGGCAATGTCCGATTTTTCTGTTGGAATGTCCGGTATTTCCGATAGAATAATTTCGCGCGCGGCGTGAATAGGGGAAAGCCGCGGGCACATCCCAGGCGGCTGTCATGATTGCTCTCTCCTCCAGACTTGCCCGGCGCTAGAGCCTCCGGTTCGCGCCGGGCGATTTTTAAGGGGACCCGATGGACGAAGAGGAAAGCTGCGAGACCTGCCGGTTCTTTCAGAAGCCGCCGTCGCGCATGTCGCATGGCGACTGCCGCCGCTACCCGCACAATCTCGGCAAGCTGCTGACCGAATGGTGCGGCGAGTACCGGAGGCTGGAGCCGGGAGGGTCTCCGCCGTTGCCGCCGGGTGTCCGGGCGATTCCGTGATGGCGTGGGTGCGCAGCGGACCGGAGATCATGCGGCCGCATCGCGGCGATCGGCCGCGCGACGGCGCAGCGGCGAAAGCGGCGCTGCGCTGGCACGACGGACCGCGCCGCCGGGTGAGGATGGCTTTTGCGGCCGGCGCATCTACGAGACTCCCGGCATACTTCCCTGAACGAGTTTTTAGCGGTTTTCAGCGATTATCCGCAGACTTGGCCGGACGTTTCCGCTATGATTGCATCGCTTATTCGCCGTGTGCACGGCGAACGACAGAGAGGCGATGATGACGGGAATCAATCGGCTTAAGCCGCTCACGGTAACGGTAGCGACAGCGCTCTCCATCACCGGGCTCGGGCGCACCAAATTCTATGAATTGGTGAAGGAAGGCCGGATCAGAACGGTTGCGATCGGCCGCCGCACCCTAGTGATCTTCGCCGATCTCGAAAAGCTGGCGGAGCCTGCGGCGGGCCACAAATGACGATCGTGATCGGCGGCGTATGCCTCGGGGGCGCTGCGGTGCTGCTTGGGCAAATCCTGTTCGAGCTATGGGGATGAGATGGCGCTGCAATTCTCGACGAGCGTTCGGAACGCGATCCTCGATCAGATCGAAACCACGATCGGGACCAGCGCGGTGCTGAAAATCCGCACCGGCTCGCCTCCGGCCAATTGCGCGGCGGCCGACAGCGGAACGGTGCTGGCGACTCTGAACCTGCCGTCGGATTGGATGGCGAATGCATCAGGCGGGTCCAAATCGAAATCTGGCACGTGGCAGGACAGCAGCGCCGATGCGACTGGAACGGCGGGGCATTATCGCCTGTATGCATCGGACGGGACGACCTGCCATGCACAGGGGACCGTGACGCTGACTGGCGGCGCCGGCGACATGGAGGTGGACTCGACGAGCTTTACCGCCGGGCAGAGCTTTACGGTCACGACCTTCACCTGGACAGCGCCGGGAGCCTGATAGGCCAAGCATGCCGGCAAGCCATGTCGCGATCCTGTACAGCGTGGCTCAGCGCCGCCGCCGGGTTCTGATCGTTCCAGACGACGATGCGCAGCTCGCCGCAATAAAGGCGCGTCCCGGCGAAAAGCTGATCCTGCAGCCGATCGACGATTACGAGCAGCGGGGGCCGGACGCGGCGGTCGCCGACGATGCCGGCGGACCTCCGCTGCCGCATCGCTGTGCGATCGTGGACGAGGCCGGGGACGTCATCGGCCATTGCGCGGCGGACCCGGGCATTGACGTGATCGCGGAGCGCACGCTGCACCTCTCGGAGGTCTCGAAGGAAGGCGACGTTCTCGACGGCGGCATGATCAAGCGCCGTTATGCCGAGATCGATGAAGGGGGTCGCGTAGAGAAGATCGTCCTGCACAATCCGGAGACGCCACCCGAGCTGCGGGCCGGCGCGAAACTGATCATCGAGGCGGGCGAATTGAAGCCCGGCGATATCATCGACCGCAGCAAATATGACGAGCCGCCCGTCGGCATCGACGATAGCGGCATCGGCGTGCCGCGCCAATGACGACGGTCTATCTTACGTCAGGGACATCCTGGAGCATCCCAGGAGACTGGAGCGACACAAACGTCGTCGAGACGATAGGCGGCGGCGGCGGCGGCGGCGGCGCGACGCAAGGATCCTTCAATGGCGGCGGCGGCGGCGGCGGCGGCGCCTACTCGAAGGTAGAAAACATCTCCGGGCTGAGCGGCTCGATCACTATACAGGTCGGTGCCGGAGGTGCGGGCGGCGCGGTAACGGGTGGCCACGGGGGGGCCGGCGGAGATACCTGGTTCAACGGCGCTTCACTCGCGGCGTCGTCCGTCGGCTCAAAGGGCGGCGGAGCAGGTCAGCGCAACAGTTCGACGGCGGCTTCGGGCGGCGCCGCCGCCGATGGCGTCGGGACGACGAAATATAGCGGCGGCAATGGCGGCACGCCGAACACCAGTTTCCGGGCAAGCTCCGGCGGCGGCGGCGCTGCGGGGCCTGGCGGGGCTGGAAAGACGGGCGGCAATCCGGCTTCGGGCGGCGGCGCTGGCGGCGGCGGCGGCGCCGGCGGCGGGTCCTCGACGAACGGATCGCCGGCCAGCGGCGGCGCGGGCGGAAACGGTGGCGCTGGTTCCGATGGTACGGCTGGCGGTGCCGGCGGGGTATCGAGCGGTCAGGCCGGGGCAACCCCGACGGCGGGCAGCGGCGCGAGCGGCCCTGGCGGCGGCGGCGGCGGCGGCGGGACTGCTACGGGCCAGACTTATGTCGGGGGCAACGGCGGCGCCGGCAAAGAGTGGGATTCGACGCACGGCAGCGGCGGCGGTGCAGGCGGCGGCAATGGCGGCACGCATGGTTCTCCGGGAGGCACCGGCGGGCTGTACGGCGGCGGCGGCGGCGGCGGCGGCGGTGCGGGCAACACGACACCGGCCGGTGCCGGCGGCGCTGGCGCGCAAGGCATCATCGTCGTCACGTATACGCCGGGCGGCGGCGGCGGCATCGAGGGGGCGGTCGATCAGAGCATCGGCGATATCGCGCAGACTGCGGCCGGGGCGCTGGCGATCACTGGCAGCGTCGATCAGAGCATCGGCGCCATCACGCAGACTGCGGCTGGGGCGCTGGCGATCACCGGCAGCGTCAGCCAGAGCATCGGCGATATTGCGCAGACTGCGGCCGGGCTGCTCGACGCAGGCATCATCGGCAGCGTCGATCAGAGCATCGGCGCCATCACGCAGACTGCGGCTGGCGAACTCGGTCAGCCTCCGGAACCGCCATTCACCGGACGTGTGCGGATACCGGGCTGGGACCCGGTAGCGCACCTGCCGGCCGGCCGATATCTGACGCAGGAAATCCTCGAGGGGCTGATCGCGGCGTTCGAGGCAAACGATCACTATCCGCTGACGACCGAAGAAATCGAGGCGATCGCCGGACCGCCTCTGCCGTTTCCGGGGACGATCAAAAGGCTGCGGCGAGAGCCGGCACTGCATGGATTCTGGCAATGAGAAAACCGTTCTTTGGCGGCGATGTGCTGGCGCTTGCCGCGCTGATCCTGGCGCTGGCGATGATCATCATCGGGGCCGTCACCAGGCCGGCACCGGGCCAGGTATATTCTCCGGCAATGATCGTCCAGCCGCGCGATGGCTGCCTGCCCGGCCAAGCGTGCAGTGGCAGCGTCAACAGCGCCGCGGTCGTCGTCAGCGTCGATACCACCGGCGCCGGCAGCATCGTCTGGCATATCACCAGCGCCGGGACGTCATGCACCAGCAGCTTCGAGACATCGAATGACGGCACGAACTGGGTGTCGCAGCAGTTTTACGCGCTGCCGACCGGTTCGGTGACGGCGGCGACGACGACAGCCGGGATATTCGTGGCGCCGGCAATCGGGCGCTATGCGCGGCTGCGCGTCTCGACCTATGGCGGCGGCACCGTCGCTGCAAACGTGTTTCTGCGGTCTGGTGTCATCGGAACGGGATTCTGAGCGGGGTTCAGCCCATGAGCTTCATCGGACGGATGTTCGGCGGGGGCCGCAGCAATGACAGCGGCGTATCGAGCGCACCGGCGCCGCAGGCAATCTCAGCCCCGGCCCCGCCCTTGCTCGGAAACCGCGACATGATCGCCGCAGGCGACGCGGCAAGGAGCATGGCCGGCGATCGCCAGGGGCGGCAATCGACGATCCTCACGGGGCCGTTCGGGATGCCGATCAGCCCCACGCCGGTCTCTCGCAAAACATTGCTGGGGCAGTAGAATGGACGATCCGCGCCGGTTCAAAGAGGGCCTCGGCTCTATCCTTGGCGAGCTGGAACTATTATTCGCCAAGGATCAGATCGGGGGGATTGTGGTCTCTATCGCTCTGCGCGATGGCAACGTGCGGAGCCTGGGAGTCTATGATGACGGCTTCAAGATATTGCTGATCGCGGCGGCAGCGATCGGACAGAGGGAGGCCATTGAAGCGACGCGGGCCGGCGCCGACCCAGACAATCAGTACATGGCGAGGGAATGCTGATGCCGGCAGCGGTCGCAAAAGAGCTGATCGCCGAGTACGACCGCCTCGCCGCCGAGCGGGCGCCGTGGGAATCGCAGTGGCGCGATCTGGCCGAATATATCCTGCCCGACCGCGATCCGACCGACCCGCCCGGCTCGCGCACGATGGGGCGGGTGTTCGACTCGACCGCGATCTGGTGCAACGAGGTGTTCGCGGCCGGGATGCACGCGCTGCTGACCAGTCCGTACATGCGGTTTTTCGCCTATGAGACCGAGGACAGCAGGATAAACCGCATCCCGGCAGTGCGGCAGTGGCTGGATGAAACCAGCGAGGCGATCTACGCCGTGTTTGCCAATCCGCTGACCGGGTGGATGACCGCGACCGATCAGCTCTATCTCGATGAGGGCGCGCTCGGCACCGCAGTGATGTCGATCCTCGATAGTCCGCGCAACACGATCAGCTTTGCGACTCGGCACCTGATGGAGTGCTGCATCGCGGAGAATGACGAGGGCGAAGTCGATACCCTCTATCGCAAGTGGGAATGGACCGCAAAGCAGGCCGTGCAGCATTGGGGCGACCGTGCGCCGGCGAAAGTCAGGGAAGCCTACGACAAGCAGCCCGGGAAAAAGCTGTGCTTTCTGCACGCGGTCAAGCCCCGGATCGATCGCGACCCGCAACGGTACGACAGCCGCAACAAGCCGTTTCTATCCTGCTATGTGAGCCTCGAGGATCAGGCGATCATCGAGGAATCGGGATTCGACGAGTTTCCCTATGTCGTGCCGCGGCTCAGGAAACGCAGCGGCGAAGTGTGGGGCAGGTCATGCGGCTGGACCGCTCTGCCGGACATCAAGCAGCTCAATACGATGGACAAGACCATCGTCAAAAGCGCGCAGAAGATCGTCGATCCGCCGCTGCAGGTTCCCGACGACGGATTCATGTCGCCGATCCGCACCCTGCCGGGCGGGCTGAACTATTACCGGCAAGGATCGACCGACCGCATAGAACCGATTCTCACCGGCGGCGATGTCAGGCTCGGTCTCGACATGCTGACCGCGAAGCAGCGCCGCATCGCGCAGATATTCTATGTCGATCTGCTGACGATGGTGCTCAACCCGGAGGATCCGAGCAGCGCCGGCAAGGGTGTGACGGCGACATGGGTGCTGCACTGGCGCGACCAGGCGATGCAGCGTATGTCGCCGATCCTGGCGCGGATGCAGCAGGAGTTTCTCGGGCGAGGCATTCCGCGCGTCGCACGGCTGCTGGCGCGCCGCGGGCTGATCCGTCCGCCGCCCGAGGAGATCATGCGCAGCCGGTTGCGGCTGCAATACGTATCTCCGATCGCACTGATGCAGCGCGCAACCGAGATGGAGGCGATCGACCGCTGGTCAGCACAGGTGGCGGCGCTGTCGCAATTCGATCCGCTCGCATCGCAACTGATCGACGCCGAGGCGGCGGGCCGGTTGTATGCCGAGCGGCTGAATGTCCCGCAAGGGATCATCCGCACCGTCGTCGATATGCAGGAGCGCCGGCGGCAATTGGCGCAGGCGCAGATCGAACAGGCGGGTATCGCGCAGGCCGGGCAGATCGCCGGGATCGCCAACGAGGCCGGTGGCGCTGCCAAGGACTTTGCGGCGGCTATGGGGCGGGAGGCGGCATGATCCCGCTCGGTACGACGATCGACGGGGTCATCACCCGGCTGCGCGGCCGGGTCCGGCGGGCGGCGCTCGGGCGGGCGTATCAGCGCGTCTTCGCGGGCGACGACGGCAAGCTGGTTCTGCGCGATCTGCTGCGGCGCGCCGGTGCGCTGCGGACATCGTTCGATCTGCGGCCCGGAATGACCGAATGGAATGAGGGGAGGCGCAGCCTCGCCCTTGAAATTCTTCGGGAACTCAATCTCGACGAGCGCGACTTTGCGCGCATGACAAAGGAAATCACTGATGAAGATCGGCATCTGGCCGAGTGATGACAGGATCGTCCGCGCACCGTCCGACGGTGGTGCAGGCGGCGCCGGCGCGACTGGGGAGGTTGCCGGCGCAGCGGACGGGGCCGGCGGCGGCGTTCTTCCGGCCTCGCCGTCGCCGGCTCCGGTCGCCTTCGCGGACATGCTGCCCGAGGACATCCGCACCGACCCGGTGTTCCGCGACATCAAGGACCTCGAAGGGCTGGCGCGCGGCTACAAAGGGCAGGCGGCGCTTATCGGCATCCCGAGGGACCGGGTGCTGGCGCTGCCGGCCGATCCGAGCGATGCCGAGGCTATGGGCAAGGTGTACGACCGGCTCGGCCGCCCCGAGGCGCCGGACAAATACGTCTTCCAGACCGAGGGCCTGCCCGAGGGCGTGACGGTCGATGACGCGACGATGGACTGGTTTCGCGCCACTGCGCACAAGCTCGGATTGAGCCAGGGCCAGGCGGCGGCGCTGTTCGATGCGTGGAACCAGCATGCAGGAAGCACGATCGCGGCGGCGACCCAGCAGAGCGCGCAGGCGCACGAGGCGGCGATCGGCGCGCTCCGGCAGGAATGGGGCGCCGCGTTTGACGAGAAGCTGCGGATCGCCAAGGACGCGCTGGCGCATTACGGCGGGCCGAAAGCGGCCGAGATCGCCGAGCGCTACGGCAGCGACCCCGATCTTGCGCGCATCTTCGCCGAAGTCGGCAAGGTGTTGCAGGAGCACGGTATGATCGGCCGCGGCGCGCCCACGGGGCAGGCGACGCTGTCACCGACCGAGGCGCAGCAGGAGATCAACGCCCGCTACGCCGATCCGGAATTCACCAAGCGGCTGGCGAGCCGTGATCCGGAAATTCGGAAGGCGGCCAACGCCGAATTGGAGAGACTGTTCAGGATGGCCTACCCGGAGCAGAGCCGGGCGGCCTGACTGGAGACACCCGCGCTCGGGCCGGGGAACTCAGGGGCATAGCCCCACGGGTCCGGCTGAGACGGGCGGCGCAGCGGCCGTAAAACGCGAGGCGCGGGTCCGGCATGACGTCCCGAGAGGCGTGGAGCCGGGGAACTCAGCCGCTCAGTCCAACCATGATTTGAGCGGATACCTCAATGTCCTATCAGGTTCCAACCCATCACGTGCAGCAGTTTGGCCGCAACGTGATGTTTCTGTCGCAGCAGATGGGGTCTGTGCTGCGATCCTGTGTCATGGAAGAGCAGATCACCGGCGACCGTGCCTATATCGACCAGCTCGGCCCGGTCGAGGCGCAGCCATTGGTGTCGCGTCATGACGACACGCCGCTGATCTCGACTCCGCACCGCCGCCGCCGCCTCACGCCGACCCCGGCGGCGTGGGCCGATCTCATCGACAATGAAGACAGGGTCCGCACGATCAATGAGCTGACCAGCCCGTACGCAAGGCAGGCGGCGATGGCGTTCGGCCGCCTGATCGACCGCAAGATCATCGCCGCGGCGTTCGCGACCTCATATACCGGCCAGGATGGCACGACGACGGTGCCCTTCCCGTCCAGCAATCAGATCGCGCACAACTCGACGAACTACGGCAGCGCGACGACCGGGCTTAACATCGGCAAGCTGATCGATGCAAAAGTGCGGCTCGGCCTCGGCGATGTCGATCCGAACGAGGAACTCTTCATCGCCTGCACCGCCCGGCAGATCGGCGATCTGCTGAGCTCCACGACGGTCACGAGCGCCGACTACAACACCGTCAAGGCGCTGGTCAACGGCGAGATAAATTCGTTCATGGGCTTCACCTTCAAGGTGACGAATCTCATCCAGACCAATTCCAGCGGCCATCGCCGGGTGATTGCCTGGGCCAGGTCTGGTCTCGGACTCGGTGTCGCGCAGGAGCTGCGAGTCGAGATCGAGCCGCGCCCGGACAAGAACTACGCGATGCAGGTCTGGGCCAGCCATGACGTGGGCGCCACCCGCCTCGAGGAGGCCAAGGTCATCGAGATCATCTGTCAGGAAGCCTAAGCGGCTGAAAGGGTAGACGAAAATGGCAATCCTCTATTCGCCGGAAATGCAGGCGCTGGTCAACAATGATGCCGGCGGCGTTCCGATGGTCCTGCCGAAGGCCGGACTGATAAATGGCAAGCTGCGCGTGCAGGTGGCGACGATCACGTTGGCGGGGCAGACCACGGCCGACCAGATCCACTTCGCGCGGATCTGGAGGGACGCGATCCTGCTCGGATTCCGGCACACCACCGATACCTCGCTGGGTTCGAGCACGGTGGCGTTCGGGACGGTGCATGCCGGCGAGTCCGCGAAATTCAAGTCCGCGGCGACGTTCACCGCCACCAACACGCCAACCATGACCGGGCTGGCATCGGCGATCGGCCGCGATTTATCGGCCGACACGCTCTACGACATCAATGATCAGGTCCGGAACTACGTCGATATGGTCATCACGATCGGCGCGGCGTCGCTGCCAGCATCGGGCCGCTATATCGTCGAGACCTGGTACACCGTCGCGTAGCGGGAGCGGCGGGGATGGCGCTGTCCGAGCTGGCGATCTGCAACCTAGCCTTGATTGCGCTGGGCGAGGATGTCGTGACCAGTCTCGACGACAACCGCAACAAGGCGGCCAGGCTCTGCAAGGCCGCCTTTCCGATGGTGCGCGACGCCGTCACGGCGCGCGTGCCATGGGCTTGTGCCGGCGCGCGGGCGACGCTCGCCGCCGACTCGGTCGCGCCCGCTTTCCAGTGGCAGTTCAGCTATACGCTGCCGGCGGATTTCCTGCGTCTGCGGGACATCTACGAAAACCAATATGCGGAATGGGAAACCGAGGGTGGCAAGCTCCTGACCAACGAGAGTGCGCCGCTGCGCATCCGGTACACCCGCCGGCTCGACGACGTGACGCAGATCGACGCGCAGCTCGCCGAGGCGATCAGCCTCGCGCTGGCCGGTCATATCGGCCCGTCGCTGACCCAGAACGAAAGCGCCACCCAGCGCTGCCTTGCGCTGTACGAACAGCGCGTCCGGCTCGCGGCGAACACATCGGCGCAGCAGCACTCGGTCGTCGAATGGGATAGCGATGTCTGGCTGCGGGCGAGGTTCCGCTGATGTCGACGACCATTCAGACCAATTTCACGGCCGGCGAAGTCTCGCCGCTGTTGCATGGCCGGGTGGATATTGCGCGCTATCAGAACGGCTGCGCCCGGCTGCGCAACATGATCGTGCTGCCGCAGGGCGGCGCGACGCGGCGCACCGGGACGGTGCTCGTTGCGCAGCCGAAATACCAGGACAGGCCGTGCCGGCTGGTCCGCTTTCTGTTTGGCGACAACCAGGCGTTCATCATCGAGCTTGGCCAGCTATATGCACGATTTTATACGAACGAGGGACAGATCCTCAACGGGCCGGTCCCCTACGAGATTGCGACGCCGTGGGGCCTGTCTCATCTGGAGACGCTGAGCTTTGCGCAATCGGGCGATGTTCTCTACATCATGCACCCGAGCCTCGTGCAGCACGAGCTGCGCCGGATCACGAACACGAATTGGCAGCTCGTGCCCTTCGCATACGAGGATGGGCCTTATCTGCCAGTCCCGAAATCTCCGCGAGCGACTGCGACCCCGTCTGCGCCGTCGGCCATCACGACGCTGACCTTCAGCAGCACCGACGGAATCAATGGCGGGGCCGGATTCGGCGTCAATGATTGGGGCCGGCATATCCGGCTGCGGCAACGCACATGGCGGCTATCCTCGGTGCCGGGAGTCGTGACGGCGGGGAGCGGCTACCAGCTCAGCGAGCAGGTGACGCTGTCCGGCGGGACGCCTGTCACCGAACCGGACGGGATCACAGCCAGGCCGGCCAAGGTGGCGATCACAGAGCACACCGGCGGCGCCGTGTCGGCGGTCGCGATCATCGATGGGGGGAGCTACTACGGCCCGCCCTCGAGCCCAGCGGCGCAGGCAGAAACCACCGGCAACGGCATTGGTCTCGAGGTTGCTGCCGTCTTTACTCAGGACGGGCCGGCGCGCTGGACGTGGGGGATCATCACTGCGATCAATGGTCCCACGTCGGTCGACGTGAATATGCAGGAATCGTTTCTGTCGACCGACCCGATCGACACGTGGCGGCTGGGATCATGGTCTCCGGGCACTCAATACCCGACCGCGGCGGCCTTTTTTCAACAACGTCTGTATTTTGGCGGCGCCGACGGGACCGCCTGGGGCAGTGAGATCGGCGACTATTCGAGTTTTTCGCCGACCCTGCCAAACGGGCAGGTGACCGATGGCAATGCGATCACGTTCACGCTCGACGACACCGAGGTAAACACCGTCGCGTGGCTGTCGCCGGCCGGCGCGGCGCAGATCCCGCAGCTTGGCATCGGCACCGCCGGCGCCGAGCATGTGCTGTCATCGAGCGATGGCGGCGCCGTGACGCCGACGACGCCGCAGGCGTATCCGGAGACGCGCTACGGCGCGAAGCCGGCGGTGAAGGCACTGCGCATCGGCAAGGCGGTGCTGTTCGTCGGCAAGGACGGCCGGCGGCTATACGAATGGACATATCTGTTCCAATCCGGAGGCTATATCGCGGCGCCCGCTGAAATCCTGTCGGAGCACCTGACGCTGCCCGGCATCGCGCAGATCGATTACGCGCAGCAGCCCTATTCGATCGTGTGGAGCCGGATGGAGGACGGCTCGCTCGCCGGGATGACCTATCTGCGCGAACAGGAGATCAGCGGCTGGCACGGGCACACGCTCGGCGGGAGCTGGTACGGCGCGGCGCCGATCGTCGAGAGCCACGCGGTGATCCCGGCACCCGACCGCAGCCACGACCAGCTATGGCTGGCCGTCAAGCGCCGCATCAATGGCGCCACGGTGCGCACGATCGAACGAGTGTCGCGGCCGTTCCGCGACCTTGCGCTCGAGGATGCGGTGTTCATGGATTGCGCGATATCAAGCGCGCTGACCCGTCCGGCGACGACGTGCTCGCTGTCCACAACCGCAATCCCAGAGCCAGGGGATGCCGTGGGCGTGGCCTTCGGCGGCGGGGTGGCATCGCCTTCCGATGCGACTGTCGGCACGTATCTGCGCGTCAATGGCGGGCTGTTCCGCACCGTTGGCTACGACAGCGCGACCAGTATCACGGCGCTGTGCTACCGCAGTCCCTCAAGCCTCGCGCCAGCCGCGCCGGGCGCATGGTCCTACACGCAGCCGGCCACCGTGTTCACCGGCCTGGACATTCTCGAGGGCGAGGAAGTCGCGATCCTCGGCGACGGCGCCGTGTACCCGAGGCAGATCGTCACCGGCGGTCAGATCACGTTGCCGTATCCCGCCAGCTACGTCACGGTCGGTCTGCCATATGACAGCGAGCTTGAGACCTTGCCGCTGGAAATCCCTGCCGGCGACGGTACGAGCCAGGGGCGCACCGCGAGGCTCGACCATCTGTATCTGCGGCTGTTCGAGACGCTCGGCGGCGAATACGGGCCGCAGCGCGAGATCACCGACATTCTGCGTCCGCGCTCGACCGATGACCCGCTGGGCGCGCCGCCGCCGCTGTTCACCGGCGACGTGCGATTGACCTTTCCCGGCGGCCACAATGCCGAGCACAAGGTCTATATCCGCCAGGCCGACCCGCTGCCATTGACCGTGCTCGCAATCGTCGCCAAGGGCCGCACCTTCGAGCGGAGCGCGCCGTGACGCCGATCAAGGATCATATCAAGGATCAGAATGCCAATGTGATCCCTTGTGATCCTTTGACCCTTCGAGCCTTTGATCCCGTTGCCGACAGCGCCGGCAGCTTCAATGACGCGATCGCCGCGTTGCGGGCACGGCATCTGGCGGGAGAGCCGATCCCGGCGACCGGGTATTTCGCGCGGCCGCCGGTCACGATCGTGCCGCTGACCCCGGACTTGCTGCGCCGTCTGCCGCCGCCACCGTTTTGCGATCCGGGCTACGCGGAGGCGCTGAGCGCCGATCCCGGCATGTCATGGGCGATGCGCGAAGGCGTGCGCGTCGTGATGGCCGGCGGTGTCGCGCCGGTGTGGCGGGGTCGCGGCCTCGCGTGGCTGACCCATGACGGAGCCGAGTGGCGGCACTGGCTGGCGGCGGCGCGCTGGGCGCGATCATGGTTCCCGATCCTGCCGTTCCGCCGCATCGAGGCGACGGTGCGTTACGAATTTGTCGCCGGCCGCCGCTGGGCCGAGTGTCTGGGCTTCCAACGTGAGGGTCTGATGCGTCGGTTCGGCGAGGATGGCGCCGACTATTGGCTGTATGCGAGGGTGCGATGAGCAGCCCGCTGTCCATCCTTGGCGCGGGCGCCAGTCTGATCGGCGGCGTTGTCGGCGCCAGGGGCGCGCTGCAAAGCGGCCGGGCGGCGGCAGACGCATCCGAGTTCAACCGCGAGATCGGCGTCGGCAACGCGACGCAGGCGCTGCAATCGACCGCGACCGGTGTCGATCGGCTGCGCTACGCCGCCTACCGGCTGCGCGCGGCGCAGCGGGCCGGCTACGCGGCGGCCGGGGTCGATGTCGGCAGCGGCAGCCCCGAGGATGTCTACGCCGACACCAGCGAACAGTTGAAGCTCGCGGAGCTGGTCATGTTCTACGAAGGCGAACTGTCGGCGACCGAGGCAATGAACCGGGCGCAGATCGCCGGGCTGACCGGGCAGGCGGCGCAGACCGCCGCGAATTACAGCGCCGGCGCGTCATTGCTCGGCGGGCTCGGCGGCACGACGACGGCGCTGTCGCGCGTCGATTGGTCGAAGATATTCTGATGGCGCGCTCCCGCGAGATCCCGACCTATCAGGCGCCGGCGCCGGAGATCAATCCGGATCGCACCTATGCGCCGCTCGAAGCGTTTGCCGCGCCTGGTCGGGCAATGGCGCAGCTCGGTGGCGCGATCAGCCGCATCGGCGAGGACGTGCAACAGATCGCCGTCCGCCGGGCGCACCAATATGGTCTCGACCATTGGGCCGAGGCACTGACGCAGTGGCAGGACACGCTGCAGAACAGCATCGACGAGGCGCGGCAGAGTGGAAACTACAAGGGGCTGACCCAGCGGCTGCGGGAGCAGATGGATGCCGACCTGAACCAGCGCATCGAGGGTGCGCCGGACGGGATGGTCGCCTCGCTGCTCCGCCGCCGTTTCGCTGTGCTGCGGCAGAGCGTCATGGCGCGCGCCGCGACGTTCGAGCACGGAATGGAAGTGCAGGACGCGGTGGCGAGATTGAGCGCCGGCCTCGATGGCATGGCGAAACTCGCCTACCGCGACCCCTCGCTGGCCGAGGAGAATCTCGCCAGCGGCTTTGCGATGATCGACGAGGCGGCCCGCGCCGGCAACCTGAACCCGGCCCAGCGCGAGAAGCTGCGCAAGAGCTTTGCGAACACGCTGATGGGGGCGGCGCTGGCGCGCGGCCTGGAAACCGACCCGTTCAATACCGCGAAGGCGATCGAGGCAGGCGCCTACGACCAGTTTCTCGATATCGGGACGCTCGACAGGCTGCGCTCGCAGATCGATCGCGCCACGGGCGATGCGGCGGCCTCGGAAGCGTTGAGCGGCGCCAGGTCCGGCGTGCGCGGCGGCGTGACATCGGCAGGTGGCGCGCTCGATTTCGCGGCGATCCGCAAGATCGCCACCGAGGTCGGTTTCGAGGGCGAGGCGGCCGACAAGATGGCCGCGATTGCATTGGCCGAGAGCGGCGGAAATCCATATGCAATCGGCGACCGTGGCCGAGGCGGCTCCTACGGGCTGACCCAGATCCACGAGCCGGCGCACGGCCCCAAGGCGCGCGAGGCGCTCGGCAACCCGAAGCGGGCGCTGGAGCTGGCCTACGAGATATCGAAGGGCGGCACGGATTTCCGGCCGTGGACGATGTTCAATAACGGCGGCTATCTGAGATATATGCCGAAGGGCGGCGGTTCGGATGCCGATCAGGGCGACCCGCCCGCTCTGGCCGATATTTTCGCCAGGATCGACCAGCGCGACGACCTGTCGCCGACCGCCAAGACGCGCGCCAAGGAACAGGCGCGTATCCAGTACAACGCGCTGGAAGCCGACGAGCGGCAGCGCGCGCGCGTCAGGGAGCAGGCCGCCAGGCTGGCGGCCTTGCAGGCGCAGGACGAGATCATCGCCGACCAGTTCGGAGGAGACGAGCCAAAAATCACCGCAGCTCAAGTCGCAAAAGATCCGCGTTTCGAGAGGGATCCCGTCGCGCGGCTGCGCATGATCCAGCTGATCGAGTCGCGGGCAAAAGGCGGGCGGATCAGCGCCGAGTCATCACATGCCGAGGCGCTGGCGCTGATCCAGCGGATAAGGCTGCCAGAGGGCGATCCGAACAAGATCACCAGCCTCGACCCGATCTATGATTCGCTGGCCGCAGGCAGGCTGCAAAAAGGCGATTTCGATTTCGTGCGCAAGGAATTCGACCAGATACGCACTCCCGGCGGCGAGCAATTCTCTCGGCGCCGTAACAAATTCATCAGCACCATCGCCCCGCTGATCGATAGATCAAACCCTCTTATGGGGAATATAGACTGGCCAGGAAAACAGCAGCTTTGGGCGTTTGAATGGGCGCTCGACGAAAAGATCGAGGAATACCGGCGCGCCGGCAAAGATCCATCCGATCTTCTCAACCCGTCAAGCCCGGACTATTTCGGAAAGCCGGAAAGTCTGGCGCCGTATCAGAAGACCATGCAGGAATCGGTGCGGGACCGAGCGCGTTTTCTTACCGTGGCACCGCCGCCGCCGCGCTCCGCACCGTCCAGCACCTCTCCGCCGCCGCCGCCAGCAACGCCGCCATCCCCGCCGCCAGCCTCCGGCACGCCGATCGCAACAGCGCCCATTCCCTCGGCGCCCACCGCCCCCGACGAGCCGATCGCAACGGCGCCCATTCCCCCGGCGCCCACCGCCCCCGGTGTTGAGCCGCGGCGGCCCGGTGAAAGCCCGGCCGACTATCTGAAACGGATTGGCGGGGGGGTTCAGCCGCCGCCGCCGCCGCCGGCGCCGCTACGATGACGCCACTCGAGCAGTTGCAGGCGGCCGGCTTTTCCGACGCCGAAATCGGTCAGTGGGCGACCGAACAGCGCGCGATACTGACCGCTGCCGGGTTTACCTCTGCGGAGATCGACGATTATCTTGGCGGCCCGAAAGAGCCGGTGCCGCAAGCATTCATCGACCGGCTGCGGCGCGGCACGGCATTCGACAGGGTGCTCGGCCGCATCGTCGAGGGAGTGAAATCCGGCTGGGGCAATCCAGAGGGAATGTCGGCCAACGCCGAAAAATTCTGGCGCGATTCCGGCATCTTCAACGATCCGGCAAAGGGCCAGGCCAGCCCGATCCGGTTCATCAATGAGGCGATGATCCGCCCGTTCTCGGCCGCCTGGAATGTGACCGAGGCGGCCTTTAATGCCGGCGTGACCGGGGTCGCTGCGCTCGCCGGTGCCGTCGCCGAGGAATTTGGCGCCGATGAGGGGTCCGCCGGCCGGCTGGCGCGCGACGTGCGGATGGGCCTCGAGATGGCGCTGACCGCCACGACGATGCCTGTTCCGACATTCCGCGGCAATCTCGCCCGACCCGAGATCGGTCCGTACAGAGAAGTCCGCGACGTGCCGATCGGCGGGCTGCCCGAGCCGGGCGATTTCACGGCGGCGGCGCGCGTCGTCGCCGGCATGCCGGTCCCGCACCCCGGCATTCTCGACAAGATCAAGCGGTTGTGGCACGAGCACGGCATCCACCCGGCCGAAGTGGCGCATGACGCTGTCCGCGACCCGACGATCGCACAGGATCTGGCATCGACGACCGGCGAGCTGCCGGCCGCCTATGTCGGCACGCAGCAGACGCGGGCGATGCCGCAGAGAAGCCATGCGGAGGCCGCTGGCGCGATTGAGGATGTTCCGGCTACCAGGGTAGCCGGCACCACGGAACAGGCCGCTGTAGCGCCAGCAGAAACGATTTCTGCGTCCGGGCTGGCATCCCGCCCTTCACAGATACGCGAGTTCGCGCCGGAGGAGCTGCGCGTCGATGCGCGGCGGTTCCAGTTCAAGGAAGGCGCTGACGCCGCCGGCGTGACCGAGCGGCTGCAAGGCGTGACGCAATGGGACCCGATCAAGGCCGGGCTGTCGATCGTCTTCGAGGACAGCGCCGGGGTGCGGTGGATCGCCGACGGGCATCAGCGGCTCGGCCTCGCCGAGCGCATCCAGCGCGCCGACCCGGCACAGCAGCCGCGCATCAACGCGTGGGTCTTGCGCGAGGCGGACGGCATTCGCGATATCGACGCCCGCGCCATCGCCGCCGCCAAGAACATCGCTGAGGGCACCGGCACTGCGATTGACGCGGCGAAGGTGCTGCGCGACCGGCCCGATCTGCTGCCGACCCTGCCGCCGCGCTCAGCACTGGTGCGCGACGCGCAGGCATTGACGAACCTGTCCGACGAAGCATTCGGCGCGATCGTCAATAATGTCATCCCGCCAAATTATGGTGCGATCGTCGGCAGGCTGGCGCCCGAGGACGCCAGAATGCAGAGCGCGCTGATCGACCTGCTGCGCCGGCTGGAGCCGGAAAATGCGACGCAGGCCGAGGCGATCATCCGCCAGGGCATGGAGGCGGGCGTTCGCGCCGAGACGCAGGCGACGCTGTTTGGCGATGTCGATCTGGTCCAAAGCCTCTATCTGGAGCGAGCGCGCATCCTCGACCAGGCGATAAAAATGCTTCGACGCGACCGTCGCGTGTTTGAGGCGTTGACCGACAACCAGAAGATCATCGAGGAACTCGGCAACCAGCTCGCGCGCGACGAGAATGCCCGCCGCGCGATGGTTGACGGGCATGCCGTACAGGTTTTACAGACTCTCGCCAATCGCAAGGGACCGCTCTCCGATGCGCTCACCGCCGCCGCCCGCGATCTCGCCGACAAGCGCGCCGGACTTGCCGCCGTTTCCCGAGATTTCGTTGACGCTGTCCGGCGACAGGCGGAAAGCGGCGCTCTTGCTCGGGGCGCAGATGGCGGAAGCCGAGGCGTTGTGGAAGCTGCAGGCGATGGCAATGCGGCACCGGGCGCGCGCGCGGGCGAAGCAGGAAGCCGAGACCAGCCCGCTGCGATTCCCCGAGAGGAACACCCCAGAGACGTAAGTCCCGCCGAGGAAGCGCGGGCAACCGCGCAGATACAAGAGGCGATCCGGCCGGATGAGCCGCCGGCCGGCGATTTTCGGGCGCCGCAGCCGGATACGCCGCCGGCCGGCATGGGACTCGGTGCGCCGCCGCCAGTGCGTACTCCAGCCGAGCGCGCCATCCTCGATCGCGTCAATGTCGGCGGACGGACCGACCGGCGGCCGTGGTCCTGGGACCGGCTCTATACGATGATTTGGGACCGGCTGCATCCGATCGAGGTTGCGACGCGCGAGGCGGTCGGCGGCCGCGCCGCCGCCCAAGCACTGCCGACGCTCAAGAATCCCTACCGGCTGGCGCGTCTGATGTCCGGCAATGCCGGGAGGGCGCGGCACTGGCTGGAGTTCGGCCAGGTGGATTTTGCCAATTGGCGGACGATCGGGCCTTCCCTCAAAGAGATACTCGCGCCGGTGCGGCAGGATCTCGACGGGTTCCGTGCCTTTGCCGTGGCGATGCGCGCCCTCGAGCTCGAAAGGCGGGGGATCGATTCCGGCGTCGATTTGTCGGCGGCGCGCCAGGTCGCGGCAGCGAACGCCGATGCGCTGGGGCCGATTCTGGCGCGCGTCATCCAGTATCATGACAATCTCGCGGCCTATCTGCGCGACAGCGGCGTGCTGTCCCGCGAGGGCTACGAGTCGATGCTTGAGGCGAACCGGCTCTATGTGCCGTTTCATCGTGTGATCGGCGACGAACCCGGAGGTGCGGCCGGCGCCGGCGGATCGATCCAGCCGGCGAACCCGATCCATCGGATCAAGGGATCGGAGCGCGAGATCATCGATCCGATCGAAAGCATCATACGCAACACGTATCTGTACGTGACGATGGCCGAGCGCAACCGGGTCGCGACAGCGCTGGTCGATCTGCTGCGCGCCAACGAGCCATCGCGCGCGCCGCCGGGCCGCACGACGACGGCAGCCCCCGCCGAGCACTTTCCTCCGCCGGAGGGTGCCGGATGGTCGCGCCAGTTTCAGGAAGCCGCGCAACGGCCTGATCTGTCCCCGGAGCGCGGTCCTGTGCCGCGCGAGGAGCCGGCCGCGGTCCGCCAGGTGCCCGAGACGACCGACAGCGGGGTCGCGCAGGCGATCCGAGAGATGCTCGACAAGCACGGTCTCGGTGATGGGCTGTTCGATTTCATCGCGAGCGCGGTGCCGCCGCGCGCCGGCGAGATCCGCCTTTTCCGTGATGGCAAGGCCGAGACATGGGATGTCGGCCGCGATGTGGCCGATGCGATCAAGGCGCTCGACAGTGAAAGCGCCAACACGATCGTCCGGATGCTGGCGATGCCAGCGCGGATGCTGCGTGCCGGCGCGACGCTCAGCCCGGATTTCATGGTGCGCAACCCGGTGCGCGATTTCATGTCGGCCTTTGTGCAGACCGGCAAGACGGTATTCCACCCGATCGACACCGCGAAGGGCCTTTATTCCGCGATCGTCAAGGACGAAGCCTTTCGCGACTGGCTGAAAGCCGGCGGCGCCAACGCCGAGCTGGTCGCGATGGACCGGCGCTATTTTCAGGAAAGCCTGCGCAATATGACGCAGAGCACCGGGCTTTCGACGCGCGCATGGAATGTCGTGCGTCATCCGCTCGACACCCTGCGCACGATATCGGAACTGTCCGAGCAGATGACCCGGCTTGGCGAGTTCTCGGCAATACGCGAGCGCGCACTGAAGGAAGGCGCGACACCGCAAGAGGCGCTGGCGCGGGCGGCCTTTGCCTCGCGCGAAGTATCGGTCGATTTCGCCCGGCACGGCGCCAAGACGCAGGCGCTCAACATGATGACCGCGTTCTGGAACGCGCAGTTGCAGGGCACTGACCGGCTGGTGCGCGCGATCCGCGATGATCCGGGCGGCACTGCATTAAAGATTGCGGCCGGGATCACGCTGCCGTCGGTGCTGCTTTGGTTCGCCAACCACGACGATCCGCGCTATCGCGAGCTGCCCGATTGGCAGCGCGATCTGTTCTGGATCGTGATGACCGAAAATCACATCTTCCGCATCCCCAAGCCGTTCGAGCTGGGCGTGCTGTTCGGTTCCGGCGTCGAACGGCTGCTCGACAGGTTCTTTACCGACAATCCGCAGGCGCTCGACGGGTTCCTCAAGGCGATGAGCGGTGCGCTGATCCCGGCGCCGGTGCCGACCGCGGCTGTCCCTGTGCTGGAGCAATGGGGGAACCGCAGCACCTTTACCGATCGCAGCCTGATCCCGGCCTGGCTCGAGAAACAGTTGCCGGAATACCAGTACAATCCTTACACGACCGAGACCGCCAGGGCGCTGGGCCAGATGATCGCCGCGTTTCCGGGAATTCGCGAACTGGCAATCAGCGATCAGCCGGCGGCCGGCGTCGCGCGCGCATTGACGACGCCGATCCTGATCGAGAACTATCTGCGCGGCTGGACCGGCGGACTCGGCATGTACGCGCTGCAAGTGGCCGATGCCGCGCTACGCAATCAGGGCATCGTGCCGGACCCGCCACGGCCCGAGGACACGCTGGCCGATATCCCTGTCGTCAAGGCGTTCGTCGTCCGCTACCCGAGTGCCAGCGCCGCGTCGATCCAGCGCTTTTATGACGAATACGAGCGCATCCAGAAATATTCCACGACCTGGAGGGAGAAGGTCTCCGAAGGTGATCTCGAGGCCGCTCGACGCATCCAGGAGGCTGGCGGACCGCACATCTTTGTGCAGCTCGATGTGATACGCCGCACGCTCGGCGAGCAGGCCAAGCTGATCCGCGACATCTGGAAAAATCCGGAGATCGCGCCCGACGAAAAGCGTCAGCTCATCGACAGCCTCTACTACAGCCAGATCCAGATCGCGCAGTCCGGGCTGCAAGTGCTGCGCGAGGCTGATCGTGCACTTTCGACCGAGGGGAACGAATGACCGTCGCGCTCGAAACCACCCGCTTTTACTATGACGGCGATGGCGTCACGACGTCGTTCAGCTTTCCGGTGCCGTTTCTCGACCCGCAGAGCGTCGAAGTGCGGCTGTGGGATATGTTGGGATCGATCGAGATCGCGGCCGGTCTGAACGCGGGCGGGCCGACCGGGTATCAGGTCGTCGGCACGCAGGACCAGGAAAGTGGGCAGTATCTCAACGGCGCCCAAATCGTATTCAACGAGCCTCCATTGAGCTATTGGCGGGTGTACCTGGCACGCCGGGAGCCGCTGACGCAGGAGGTCGAGCTGGTGGACGCATTCAGGTTCCCGGCCTCGTCCGTCAACACCGCGCTCGACAAGCTGACGATGCACGCGCAGCGCAATCATGATCTTCTGCTGCGCGCGGTGCGGGCACCGTGGACCGACCTTCCGCCGCCGGCCGATATCAGCATGGAACTGCCGAGCGTCGCCGAGCGCGCCGGCGGCATCATGGGGTTCGATGCCGTGGGGAGGCCGCAGGTCGATGGCGATTTCGGGCTGCTTCTGTCGCTGCTGGGCAGCACGTGGACACCGTCGCTGTCGAATATTTCGTGGGTGCCGACGATGACGGCACTGCGCGCGCTGGAGCCTCCGGCGACGACCGCATTCGTCGCGCTGACCGGGTATTATGCCGCCGGCGATAAATCGACGGTGCTCTACCGCTACGACACCGGCAGCATGGCGGCCGACGATGGCGGACTGGCAGTCAAGCCGAACAGCGTCGGCGGCGGCTCGCCGGGCCGGTGGATCATGCTGCATGACGGCACGTTCCGTGTCGTCGATTGGGGCGCCGACCCGACTTTTACCGCGCCCGCCGACGCGCAGTTCGCATCCTGGCTGTCGGCGTGCATGACGCACAACGCTCGCGGCCGGATACAGGGCGGCCGATACAAATTCACGGCGGCGGCGTTCTGGAACCTCGACCCGGTTGCGACAACCGGCATCGTCATCGAGGGCGACAGCTATAAGGCGGTGCTCGACTTCACCGCGGTCACGGCCTCGCCCAACCTGCTGATCGGCGGGAATACCGATCTGTTCAAAAGCCAGTTCAAAAACTTCAGAGTGCACGGGAACATCGCCGGCATTGTGCTTCAATTCGGGCAGGATAGCTATGGCACGGACATCAACGGCACGCCGCTATTCCATGATCCGATAAACCTATTCACAGTCGATCTCGAGGTAGACAATCTGAACGCGAGCGCAAGCGCCGTGGCCGTGCGGCTCAACTATGTCCTCAATTCGCCCTACTGGCAGATGGAGGCCAACACTGGCGGCGGGGGTGACCCGGTGCAGCTCCACCAGACTCGTTTCAATAATTTCTTTGGATCGTGGAGTACGGGCCGCTGCGGAATCCACTATATCGGCAGCGGGTACAACGCCAATAACGTGTTCCACGCGCTCGACATAGAGAACATCGTCGGCTGGCCGGTTATCTGCGATAGCGCAAACGCCTCGAATGAGACGTGGATCGGCGGCACGATGGTATGGGAGCGCGCCGCATCTCCTGGCGGCTGCTTCCTGATGAATGCCGGAAACGACACCTTCCACTGCATCGGGGTGCAGCCGGCCCGATACGATACGGAGTCGATCTATCCGCTGGCGATCGGCGCTGCCGGCTCAGTCGTGCTGTTCGACACGTTCCGGGCAGGCACCCTCAATGTTGCCGCGCTCAATATCGCGCCGCCGCCCGAAGCGCCAGCCGATGCCTACGCGGTCGCGATCATTCCCAACGCAGCCAACACTGGCGGGCTGCTGATCCAGCGGATCGTCTCGGCCGTCCCGCGGCCGCGCTGGGGGCTGATCGCAGACAATTCGGCCGAGAGCGGCGGCAGCAGCGGCACCGATCTCGTGGTGAACCGTTTTGACGATGCCGGCGCCGTAATCGACGCACCTCTGGTGATCCGCCGTGCGACGGGACTGATCGAGTCGCTGCACGGGATGCAGATCCAGGCCGGCGGCAAGTTCGGCCTCGGAGTGCCGGCGATCGTACCGCCAGCGCCTGCCGGCAATCCGAATCCGGCGTCTGCTGGTTCGGGTGCTGCCGTGCTGATCGATACCACGTTCACCGGCGGGATCGGCACGACCGAGTGGACGATCGGAGATATCGTCTGGCTGCTGAAAAGCTATGGACTGATGCCATCCTGATGGTTGTATAGTACTATTAACGAAAGCGGCCCGGCCGGAGCTGCCAACATCCGGCCGGGCCTACCATTGCCAGCATTGGGGTGCCGGCCGATGGGTATCAGCAGAACCGTGACGGATGGCAGGCTAATATTGCCGGGAAAGCCATGCAACACTGGCGCCCTTGAGAAAATCTTGTGTTTTTCTTCAGGGGGGCTTCGGTGAGCGGCGCTCGCGGCGATGATCCGGGAAACGGAGACCCCAACGTGAAACCACGGTGGTCGCCCGAAATCAATCTCGGGCATGTCGCGCAGGTCGCGACGGTAGTCGTGATGCTGACCAGCGGCTATGTCGCACTGCGCGCCGATATTCATTCCAGCGAGCAGCGCGCGGCGGAGCGCGCCGCTGGGTTGGCCGCACGGGTCGCCATCCTCGAGGCGCAGAGATCGAGCGACGAGAAATTCCAGCATGAAACCAGACGGGATCTGAGCCGGCTGATCGACAGCCTGGCCGATCTGAGGGTGATGCTGGCACGCAAGCAGGACATCAGAGGCGATCTGCGGCCTGGCGACCTGACACCGGATGTCCCGCAGGGCCGGCCGTGATTTTGAAGGGGAATGACATGAACGAAAACTGGATCGCCCGGCTGCGCGAGCCTTCCACCTATGCGGCGCTGGCCGCGGGTCTTAGTACGGTCGGCGTAACCCTGTCGCCGGGGGCATTGCAGAACCTGACGCTGGCCGGGACAGCGCTGTCGGTGCTGCTCGGGGTCCTGCTGCGCGAGCGCCGGGAATGATCTGCGGCGACGGCAGCGACTGCGACAACCCCGGCTGCCGCTACGGCGGCTGCCAGGGCCGCCGGCCCGATCGATTCGAGGGAGGCATGCCATCACGCAATGCCGCCACTGCGGAGCTCGCATCGAGCGAGAATTGCAAGAAGATCATCTCATCGCGCAGATCAACAGATGATACTGCGCGCGGCTCCGGCGCTGGATAAACACTGCGACCTCGCTGTGGCGCATTCCCGAGACGGGTTGTCATTCTGCCCTCTTCTCCGGCCTCTGCGCCTCGCGCAGAGCCTCGTCATGCCCGCAGCCCTTGGCTCGCAATAGTCTGTAGACGCGGAGTTGCTCTGGCGAGAGCCGGGCCAAGTCAGGGTTTTTGCGCGCCCAGGCCCTCTTGGCGGCCTCGGACATGCGCCGCCGCACCTCCGGGTCGGCAAGGGCCTTCTTGCTGGCCTCGGACATGCGGCGGCGCACCT